AAGTAATCTTCTTGTTCTTTAGTTAATTCTGGCATTTCATCTGGTACATAATTAATATCATAGTTTATTTCTGGTTCTGGTTCTGGTTCCATTGTTATATAATTATATATATATTTTTTTTTTTTTATTTTTTTTTTTTTTTTTTTTTTTTTTTTTTTTTTTTTTTTTTTTTTTCATTTTTATTTTTTTTTATTCGCCTTTTCTTCTTTCAATATTTCTTCTAGTATATTTGGTGGTGGTGGTCTTTGTTTATTTATCTTATATATAATTGCTGATGAATTATTTACATTTGCGAATTTTCCGTCTGGGTCATGTATACTTGTTGTAATTGATGATATATATGTAGGTTTTGTTATTGTAAATGTAATTGAACTTGGATTACCGAAGTAAAAATCACCTTGTGCTGAATATTTATCTACTACACTTACAATTGGTAATAATGCACCATTTACATTACTTGATGTATCTTCTATAATATTACTTCTAATTGTATAATATGGTCTAATCATTGATCTTGATAAATTTACTGATGCTATTGTCATACTTTGTGTTTTATTTATTATTGCTGGTATTATTTCAATTTCTGAGTGTGGTTCCCATACTGGCAAAGTAGATAAACCAGATGGTATATAAGTAATTAATGCTCTTCCTTGTGCTAATCCTAATTCATACATAGGGGCATTAAATGCATTTGACACCCACGCTTTTGTATCGGTCGTTGCTTGTTCTGAATTAGTTGTCAAAAATCTTAATGATTGATAATTTAAATTGTCTATTCTTCTTAATAATACATTATTTTGAGTTAAGACTGCGTGGAATTGTTCGTAACTAAAACCCATTGTTCCCCACAATGACGCTTCCCAATTTTCACTATCTACACCCCAATTATCAATATAAATACCACTTCTACTATCAAATAATGAATATGGCTGTATATTCTCATTTAGTAGGTCAAATGCTCTTAGATTAGTACTTGTGTCAGATGCTGGAATATTACTTTTTGGAAGATGTGGATAATTTAACTGAACGTTTACTGGTTTTAAATATGGTTTGAAATTAGGACTAAAACCGAATGATTCAATCTTAGGATTAAATTTATAAACTACATCTCCCGCATCGGCGGAAACATCAACAAATGGAGTATTTGCAGTATCTCCCGCTAATTTATCATTTCCTACATTTAATGCTTCATGTAATTGTATAAATTCATATCTGTTTGTATCTTGATTAAATTGACATATTGGGTTATTTGCTCCTACATATCTTTGTGTAAAATATTTTGCGGTTTTTTCAAATGTTGTTGCTGGTTTTTGTTGTATTTTTTGTTCTGAAACTGGATTTAATGGGTTAAAAATATATGCTCCACTATTTAATAATACACACGCCGTGCCAAATGCTGTAAAATGGGGGTCGTATCCTATCCATCGCCCACCCTCTATTTTTGCTGTTGTTATATCTGGTTCATTATATAATTCTAATGGTATACCTCCAAGTCCGTTTCCTTCTGGGTGTATTGTTATATAATATTTACCATCAGTGTGTAAATATGGTGTTGCAAATCCAAAAGCATATACTCCGGCTGGTTGTTGATCTGGTTCATAATATATATTTTCTTGATTCTTTCTATATTCTATAAATATTGGTATTGATGATAAACATTGATTAGAAGTTCCGTAACCATCAGAACCCAAAGCATTGTTAAAATTTCCACCAGTTAGACTACCACTACTTGAACCCCATTTATTAATATGTAAATATCTAGTATTTGTAATTAATGGATTACCATTATATGATGTTAATGAACTTAAATTATCAAATAATTCGGGGTATAGTTCTTGTGCTTTTAAAAATGCTGATATTTTTTCTAATGTGTTTTGGTTCCATTCCCAATTAACTTCTATTGGGTCTACTTGTCTATTTGCTACTAAATGTTCGAACATAGTTATTGTCGCATTTGGGTTTATTTCTGGACGAACTAAGGCACCAGATGGAATAGCTCTTCCAGTATTCCATAATTCCGGACGTTTTACACCAATATATTGATATGATGAGTAATATAATTGTGAATTTGTAGAAGGTTGACCTCCGGTTGAAGCATTATTTAAATAATCAGTAAAATTTGAAGCATTCATAGAAACAATATTAGCTGAATTAAACAACCTATATGTTGGTGCTTCTACCGTTGTTGTTATTGCTCGTAAGTATCTTTCACCGGTTACTTCATAACCAATATTGAATGCTTCCGGTGTTTCGCTTTCATTTAATTGGTTTGATATTTGGTCGGCAATTTCTGTTGATGTATTAAAACCTTCTTTTATACTAATCTTTTTTATTTCATTATATGGGTACCACGTATTAATAGCTACATGTTCCCTATATCTGCTTGCGTTTTCTGTTGGTGTATATGGCATCATTTGCGTGCCATATCCAGTATTATTATTAAATGATGTTGTTTTTAATACATATAAAGCATATCTTGAACCATCTATTTTTAATTTTGGTATTATTTTATTATCTTTTGTTTTATATCTGTAATAATCACATACTGCGAAATTATCCGTTTGAACTGTAAAATGTGTCATTCCTTGTATTGTTTCATCTCTATCGGTAAATCTTGTTTCGTCATCTGGTGTATCTACTTTATCTGTTATAAATCGTCTTGGTAAAGTTATATAATATGGGTGGTCGTCTGCATTGATATAATAACCATATCTTATATATGCTTCATTATCTTTAAGGTCATATGTGTGTTCTTCTTCTGATGCTTGATATACTTGATAAAATCCCATTCTGTAATTTTCATCAAATGGATCATTTACATAAGCACTAGGTGTAATTTTTGTATATGGTATTTTTTGATTTTCTTTTAATGTAGCACCTTTGAATTCAATTACTTGACTATTTCCGGCTCCTACTTCGGAAATAAAAGAACGTTCTACACTTATTTGGTCGCCAACATCTAATATTAAAGTTTCATCTAATTGATTGGTAAAATATGCGGGGTTTGAGTTATTACCGCTTTTTACTTCAACTGATGTTATACGGTTACAATTTATTAATTTTGTATCAACTATTGACATTATATAGTTATTTTAGAAAAAGAACTTACAGAAAAAAAATAATTTTAGTTTAATTAAAAAAAATATAATATTATAAATATTTATATGCCAACAAATGATAAAGAATATATGAATAATTATATGAAAACTTATAATATCAATGAACGTGCAAAAATATATTATCATAAACATAAAAATAATCCAGAATATAGCCATTATTTACCTTATAGATTAGAATTACAAAGACAATATTATAAAGAAAAATTAGGAAAAGAACCAAGAAATTATACAAAAAATGAAGGTAAAAAAAAATTTGATTTAAATTATGGTAAATATCAAATTAAGTTTATTTAGGATTTTATGTCTAATATATTTTTTATTAAATTTTTAATATTTGGATCTAATTCTATTTCTAATAAATTATTATTTTCTAAAAATCTTGTTTTATCTATTGTATTATTTTGATGACATAAACAAACCATTATTTGCCTTATATCTGTTATAAATACTTGTTTATCGTTTCCTTGAATTAAATTTACACCTTCACCCTTTGATGACCTTTGAAACTTATTACTTGAACCATACCATCTTTTTGTCATCATCATTGTAGCTTCGTGTATGAAAAACTTTTTATCTCCACAATCAATACCAGTTGATTTAAAATCATTATGTGGATATATAAACATCATTTGATTTGAACCAACTAAACCGGCTTTATTTTCTTTTAATGTTTTATAAGAATATGAAATATAAGTAGGTAAATATATATCGTCATCATCCATAAAACATATTATTTTATTTTTTGATAATTTAATTAGTTTGTTTCTTTTTTCTCCAATTGTCATTCTTTGTCTTTGTTTAATATAATTCAATTTTATTGGAAATAAAACATTTTTCATATATTCTTCATTTTCAATAAATGGTGTTTCTCCGTCATCTAATATTATTACTTCTAGTAATTCGTGGGGGTAATCTTGACGTAACATATTCATAATGCATAATTGAATAAATTTACTTCTATTATATGTTGGTATTAGAATACTTATTTTTTCCATATAATTATTATTATATTTTATTTTTAGAAAAACCACGATTTTTTAACTTCTATGTATTCTTCTGGTGGTTTTATTTTAGAATTTATTTCTTTGACATCTTTTTCTAGATTAACAATCCTTTTATTTATTTCATTTAATGTTTTAATAATATTATCTAGAAGCTCTTTATTTTGTTTTGCCAAGTTTTTTTCCATTATACAGTTCTTTTAGAAAAAGAACTTACAGAAAAAAAATATGAAAAAAGTTTTATCAAAAAATGATTAAAATATTTTCACTACACCATTTTATGTTTTTTCTACTATAATAAAAATCAAAAATGGTGTAATGTATTTTTGGTTCAAAATGTATATAAAAAAATGATTTTATTAAAAATTGATGTAAAATTATTTATTGTTTAAACTACTTGTTTTATTTTATCACTATGTATTTTTGGTAATCGTGGTTCTTTATATATTTTTACTTCTTTTAACCCATTACATATAATTGGGCGTGATACGTCCTTATATTCATCTTTAAATCTTTTATTAAATATAGTTATTATATCTTGGTCTATATTTGGTGAACTTTCCAATAATCTGTCATATTCAGCACGACAAACTTTCATAAAATCCCTACAATTTTTTCGTTTATCATCTTTTAATGCTAATTCAATTTGTATATTTCTACCAAATTTAGACCAAGCAACACTAGCAATTCTTGATGCTTCATATATTTCAGCATATTTAAGGAATGACATTAAAGTACCTAATATACCACATAAAATATTAAAACCACCTACAATGGCACTAAATCCTTGTTTAAATCCATTTGGCACATAACTATCGGCAAAATTTGCGGTTCCGGTTAACGTTGATAAAACTATTATGGGTATACTCATATGATGGTACTTCTTCTTATATTTGCGTTCACTAAAATTATGTAACCAAGCATAACACAAGGCAATTTCGCCCCACTCACTCAATAATTCTTCTATTTCATCGCTCCAACAATCTATATTTTCTTCGTCAATCATTTTTCTTGGTGTTTTTAAGTCTTCCATATATAGTTGTTTTAGAAAAATAATTTATTTTTTTTTTCTGTAAGTTCTTTTTCTAAAAGAACTATATAATGTCAGAAACAAAAGAACTTTATAAACCTTTTAAAAGTAAAAAAAAGGACAAAAAATTTTCAGTTTATGTAAAGGGTGATAATGGAAAAACTAAATTAATTCATTTTGGTGATAGTAGATATACTGTTTATTATCAACATAAAGATAAACAAAGACAAAAAAGTTATTTAGCACGTGCCAAAGGTATTAGAAATAAAAAAGGTGAATTAACATACAAAGATAAAAACACTTCAAACTATTGGGCTGTGAAGCTATGGGCTGATACTAAGCCTTCGTGGGCGTAATAACTCCACGTTTTACAAGTAAATCATATTTTTCTTTATGGTTTTTTTCAAATGTTTCTAAATTATTTTTTTTTCTATAATAATTATATAAATTTCTTGATCTTACAAATTCTTGTTTACTTTTGTAATTTTCTTTATATCTTTCTTTATTTTCTTCATAATATTTATTTGCTCGTTCTTTATTCTTATTTTTAAAATCTTCATTATGTTTTCTTACATTATGGTAATATTCACGTTGTGATTTTTTATTTTCTTTATATTTTTGAATTATTCTTTTATAGTCTTCTTGTGTGAACTCCATTGTTATATATTATATATAATATTTTTTTTATATACTTTATACATAAAAAAAAATTAATATGTATTTTATATTAAACTTTTTTCTAAAATAAATATATGGATAAAAAAAATATTGAAGATTATTTATTTAATATTTATAAACCAACAACTAATAAAAAATTATATTTTAAACTTTATTATCAAAAAAATAGAAAAAAAATATTAGATGATAACATTAAAAGATATGATGATAGATTAATTAATGATGGTATTAAAATATTAAAAAAAGAATTTGTAATAAAATTTGATTAAAAAAACTTTTTAAATTGTTTTCTGTAACTTCTTTTTTGAAAAGAACTATTCTGTTCTTGCTACTGCTACTTGCTGACTTGGTGCGATTGCTTCCGCTACTTGCTGTATTGGTTTATTAGCTGCATCTTTGGCTGCATCTATTGAATCACCTACACCTTGTAAGGCTGCTGAACCCGCGGAAATAATACCACCTATGGCTCCTAGAACTTGTAAGCCGGGAACTAAACCGGTAACATCTAATACTCCACCAACAATATTTCCTATATTGGCGGTTTGCTGTTCCCAATTATCACCCGCTACATGTCCGTCTTTAATATCTTCGTATATATCTTGACCCGCACTAACTGCTGCACCAATCGTTCCCGCAATCTTTGTTCCTTTCTCTAATACATCACCGGCACCCCCAATGAATCCACGAATACCTTTTACATCGGCGGAAGACTGGACGCCTTGAAAACCACCACCAACTGCTTTACCTCCCGCAACTGTTTGTCTAAGACTGGGATTTAAAGCACTTTTAACTCCACTTGCCATTTTCGCCGTATCAATTGCTCCAGTGATTAAATCATTAGTTGCTTGTGTTTTGTCTACTTCTTTTTGTTCGTTGTAATTCTGTGCTGCTAAATCGTTTTGTGCTTGAATCTGTAAATTGACATTCTGAATACCTTGTGCCATACTATTTGCTTGGCTTACTCCGCCATCTACTGAATATAACGATAAACCCATATTTAATATAATATTTTAAAAGAAAAAAATAAAAAAATTTTTTTATTAAAAAATTTTTTATTCTAAAATTTCATTTCCACGTCCTATAACTCTTTCAAATTGATAATATGCAGTTGCTGGGTTTGTTTGTAAATCAAGATGTAAAAATGAATAACGGTCTTTGTGTGCTATATTATATAGTTTAATGAAATTATCCGGACTTCCGAATAAATCGCCATATTCTTCCGCTATCTTTTCAAGTTCCTTGGCGTTTTGCTGTTTACATATAATTACATTAGTTGAGTTATTACGAATTAAACCACTAACGGCACGAAATGATTGAGTAGTAAAACAAAGTAAATTAATACCGTAATGACGAAAACGTGTTGCTAAAAATGATACATAGTTATTTTTGCTAAAATCTTTTGTTAATATATCATCTAGACAAACGGCAAGGTTTAAGCGGTCTTCTTCTCCTAATGCTTTTTGACTTTCTATAATATTTTCTATCATTGAATCATTGTAGTGGTCTTCACACGCAAAATATTTTTTCATCATCTTCATTTTGGGGTCTGCGTTAAGTGTATTACTAATAAGGTGGACGACATCAAATCTATCTTTAAACATTGAAGGATTACAAAGTAAATTACATAATAAATTACTTTTACCACTTCTTACACTTCCTATGATTAATAATAAACTTGGTGGCTGTGGTAAGTGTGGATGTAAGCCCTTAAACATTTTAGATGGTGGGGGATCTTTCACTTTAAACACCTTAGGTGGTGGTGGTATATTTTCTTCTACTTCTTCTTTTTTATTTTCCATATTCTATAATATTATTAAATAAAAAAAAAAAAAAGTTTTTTTTTAAAGTTTAAAAAAAACCATTACCATATGGATTTGTAACTTTTCTATTCATTGCACGTTTTAATGTATTTTTAAATTCTTCATGTTCTTTTTGTTTTCTTTCTGCTTCCTTCTTTTTTGCTTTACGTTCTTTTCTTAATGCTTCATACGATTGAATACCGGCAAATATCATTTTTTCTATTGCTTCTTGTGCTTCTTTTTGATTTACTTGATATTGTGGCATTGGTTGCGGTGCTGGTTGCGGTGCTGGTTGCGGTGCTGGTTGCGGTGCTGGTTGCGGTGCTGGTTGCGGTGCTGGTTGCGGTGCTGGTGTTTGCTCTTCTTCTATTTTTGATTTTCCCTTAATCTTTCTAGCTTCTCGGACTTTTGCCATACGTTCACGCATTGCTTGTTTTTGTTCTTCGGTATATTCTCTTTTCTTGCGTGGTTTTTTAATTGATTCTAAATTTTCTTCTATAATGTTTACCGTTTCTTTCGTGTCTTCAAAAATATCATTTGGGTTTATTTCTTCCGTTGTTGCCACTACTTCCGGTATGATTTCTTCTTCTTCTGGTTCTGCTTCTTCTGGTACAAAATCCATTTTGACTTTTGGAATAAAAGACATCTATATAAATTATAAAGAAAATATTTTGAAAAATAAAAATTAAATTTATTATTATTTTGAATATAGGCTCTAATAGATTTATTATTATTTCACTTTTTCATATTTTGAATAGAGAAAATAGATAAAACTAATTATTTGCTGTCTATTTGCTGTCTCTCACATGAAACACAATTATTGTTTTACCAGTAATAGCGGTACAGAGTTGCTCGTTGTCATAGACTATGTCTACATCAATTTGATTTAATGTTAGTTCTACTGGATTGTTTAGTTTGATATATACCCTTTCATGTGGTTCAAAATATAAACCGCCAGTTTCATTACCGCTATTATCAAAACGTGGTAAATGTGCTACAATTTTACTTGTAGATGTTCCACGCCTTGCATTCGTGGTATTTTGTGTAAAATTATTTAATCTAATAAATAAAGATACATTAGAAATTAACTTAGGTACATTATCGCTGTTTATTGTCTGTGTTGTATTAGTAGAAGAATTCAAAGTATCTACAATTGAACGTCCTATAAAACCTAATGTAAATTGAGTATTACAAGGTTGTGTGATTTGTCGTCCATAATCTGTACTAGGTGCTAATGTAAATATTAATTGTGAATCTTCCATAACTGAATGACTATCTACACCTAATGGGTCTCTTACTGTTGCATTATCAATATCATTCCATATTCTTGTTTCAACATCTCTTCCGAATGTTTCAGAAATACCAGCATTACATATTTTAACCCACCAATTAAATTTTTCATTAAAAATATCATAAGTATCATCATATACTTCATATGTGTAAAAATCACTCATTGTAATACTTGTTCCTCTTTCCAATGACATTGCGGGGAATAAATGCCATTGGGTACAATTAATAGGGGTTGGTATTGTGTCTTTTGCGGGTGTTGTTCTTTGGTCTTGATTTAGTAAATCTAACCAAGCTACTTTATCGGCACTAATTTGAATTACTATCTTTTCATTAGATACCGCAAATTTAATATATCTAAAACCAGAAGCATTAGTACCTATATTATATTCAGTAGCAAAATTTCCACCAAAACCCCAATATGTAATAGGGTTCATTACTAAATCTTGTGAATTACCAGTAGTTCTACCACTTTTAATACAACTTTGAAATATTCTTAATTGAGTTCCAACACGTCTTACACAATAATCGTAAAATTGATTTAGTTGTAATGTTCCTTTATTATGTGAAGTATATTTAGGTTCAAAATATGTTGGTAAATATTCTATAGGGTCATCATCAGCATCAAAAGCACTTGGAATATTTGGTCTTACTAATCCAACAACCCATCTTGAAGCGGTCACATTATTGGCGGCTTGAATATCAAATACTATACCTTGATGAGTACTCGCATTAGCTCCGGCGGTTACCTTAAAACCATTAGTCGTAATAGGGTAAGCATCACAACGAACTTGTATATTTTGTTTTTTTAAATTAGTAAATACACCATTATTTAAGGTATATGAAGTACCGCCGTTATCATCTTTTGCCGTAAGACATGTTACGCCTACGGTTACATCTAATGATGTTGTCACCTCTTCATTTGCGGTGTGTTGAGTTAAAACCCAGTTATAACCTTGAAAATCTAATGTTGCATTATATGAAGCATTACATACTAAACCAGCATTTATATTGCCTTCTGCGTCAAGTCCCTTTATTACTGCCGGGTGACTAATAACGTTCTTCATTCCTATTTCTATTTGGTCTGCTAAATCTCTTACATTAGTTTCTATATAATCGCCTATGTTTAAATCTCCAATATTACCAATCATAGGTGATACTGTAGAATTGGCAAGGTCAAATGTTCCATTTACCAATTTTTTACCAAAATAAACACCAAAAATATTATTTAATCTACTTAATGTATATACACCACTTTTATTGATTTTACAACTTTGTAATGCAATTTCACTATTAGCTGGAATTTTCAAAGTATTATTATTTAATGAATTTGTATATGAATATGGTTTAAAAATATTACTTTGAGTGTTTACATCTTCAAGATTAACATTTGATGTTATAATTAACGACATTTTATATTAATTATAAATAAAATAATTTTTTTGAAAAAAAATAAAAATATTTATATAATTTATAAGAATGTTATTGAAACCAATTAAAAATAATAATCATATGGATTTACAACATAAACCCATTGAAACATTAAAACGAGATAAAAAGATTAAACCAAAAGAAATATTTGAAAACTATACAGATGAGAAAAAAGGGGGTAAATCTAATAAATCTAAGAAAAATGAAAAGAAAAAAAAGTATTGAATTTTCTATTTTCAAAAGTTGAGATTTTCAAAAAAAAAAACCGAGTACGAAAAGGAACTACACCATTTTAGTATTTTCTTTCTTATATAAAAAACAAAAATGGTGTAACGATAAGGAAAAATTTACTTATACAATATGAATATAAAAAACCCTAATCCACATTATTTTTGTCACGTTGTCTAAACTTATATAATTCAAATTCTCTTGTTAAAATATCATTATTAAAAGTATATTTAGTAATACGTTTTTTATTAACCATAGTTTTTTCATTTTTAACCAATTCATTACCAAATAAATTTTTATACATTTTATACATATATTGTGTTAATACTTCTTTATTAGTAAAATCAATATCAGATTTTTTAATAGAAGCATTCCAAACTTTATTATAATTAGTAGCGTAGAAGTCAGCATCTTTAATTTCTAAAGGCTTATGTATTTCAATATCATCATTTTTCTGGCAGCCCGCCAAATCCTTTATTTCTTGTAAAAACTTGATTTTTGCTTTTGTAGAAGAAACTTTCTTGACGTTGAATTCTTCTTGTAAAAATAGTTCTTCTTTTACATCTTCAAAATTACTAAAAAAATATTTTGATATATTAAAATGATTATTCAATTTTGTTTGATTTAAAAAATATTCTTTGTATTTTTCAATATCTTCGGCATTATCTATTTTAAGATAATTATTAATTTTAATGACACATGGGTGATTTACTGAAAAGTTTTCTAATTTAAGTTCTTTTACTTTATCACGCATTTGTTTAGTTCCGTTTAATTGCGTATTATAATAAGTAATACTATCATTAACAAAACCACGTTTTTGTAATAATTTAATAAAATGACCGAATTTATTGATTTCATAACATCTATTTAAATATGTATACTTTGTGTAAAAATCTAAATATGCATCAGAAATAAAATTATTACATAATAATGAAAACGAACAAAATTCATTACCGAAACTTTCTAATTCTTGTAATTCTTGTTTTACATAATCTAATGAAAAATCTTCATCTTCTATTTTAACCTTTTTTATTTCAAATGTATATCTTAAATATTCAATATTTCTACATCTTGCAATTTGCTGTATCATTGCTGTTGGGGGTATTGTTCTTTCTTTATAATAACAATATACTGGACGTTTTATTGAACTATCTAAACCATACACAATTTTAGGTGAATATATAATTTTATCATATTTATCTAAATTAATATATTCGTCATTATCTGATGTTATTAATTTAACATCTCTTACCCCATAATCTATTAATTCTTGATGTATCATTTCGGCTTGTGTTTTACTATCACAACAACATAAGAACTTTTTTTCTAAATGTAATTTATCGCAAAAATCACTATATTTAAATAATTCTTGACATTTAACATTTTTATTATGTAAAAAATCATTTTGAATATATATTTTATTTTTATCAACTAATTTTAAAAATGATAATGAAATATCATTAATATCTGCATCAGTACAAATAATCTTTTTACAATTATTTAATAACTTTAATAAAGCATTGAAAACAACAACACGTTTATTATTTAATGTATCCGCACAAATTAAATACTCAATCATTGAATTAAATTCATCTAAATAAATTACATATTTTTTATATTCCCAATTACTCCAATTAGCAACACGTAAAATACTATCAATTGTAATTACGTAATTATCATTACTTTTTAATCTACCATCAATAATTTTATATAAACCACAATCAATACCACTTTTTGAAAATGTCATGTATTGTTCTTGTGCTAATGAAACCCTTGAAACAATTGATAAAAATTTAGTATTGTCTTGTTGGTTTAAAAAGTATTTAGTAAAACTCGTAGTTTTACCAGTGCCAGTATCTGACTTCATAATTAAACAATCATAATTAACTAAATGTTTTGAATAGTTTTCATCTGTTAATTTAGCTTGATTAATTATTACATCTGGTTTTGTTGTATGTACGTCATAATCAATATACATATAATATTCAAGCATTGTTCTTGCATTCTTAAGTTTTGTATTTAATAATAAATTAGATAAACAATTATATTGTTTATGTCTTTTGATATTATCCCAATGTGTATTCATCCAATCTTTATGACCTTGTGATTTAATATTGCCATCAACTGGATTATTTAACTTAGGGTATTTTTCCCATAAGTCTTTACGGTTTATTTGTTTCATTGCAGTTGTAAAAATTAACCAGTGTTGATAAGTATTAAAGTATTTATCCGGTAATCCTTCAATAATTTTTATTAATAATTTATCAGTAAAATTATATGTAAATTTGTCTAAATGATAATAACCTTCTTCTTCTATTACTTCTTCTTCTTTATCTTCGGTTTTTTTAATTTCTTTTCTTTTTTTCTTTGTTTTTTTTTTCGGTTTACCTTTTGTATTAAAAATAACATTTGATAAATAATCTTTTAAATTATCCGGTATATGCTTAAAATGTGTATCTTTAATAATTTCATATTTATTACCATTAATAATACTATTTGGTGAAACAATATAACCACCATTACCTCTTGTATCTACTTGTTCTTCGCCATTTGAAGTTGTTTTATCTACATTCTCATCATATTTAAAATATAAATGAAGACCACCGCTTGGACTTTTTACAGTGAATGTATCAAAATCTTCAATGTAATTTTTACCAAAAATTTTATAAAATTGTGTTTTTTCAAAATCGAATGTTTCACCTTTTTTAGGGTAAAAGTCTAAATCAACAACAAGTATATTATTTACTTTACCAGTTGGAACACCTAAATTACAATTTTGTTTTTTTGGGTTAAACTCATATATGTTTGTTTTAAACTGGTTATTTTTTTCTTTCCAATGAGTATTGGGCAAAGGTCTTTTAGAGTTTTGGATTAATTCAATAGTAGTTATATCTTCCATATATCTATTATTATATTTTTTCTTCATCTTTTTTTCTTGATTTCCTATTTTTTCTATATTCATTATATATTATACTAATATTTTTTTTATATGCTTTTGAATAAAAAAAATAATAATTAAAATCATTTTTTATATTCATTATGAAAATAAATAAATATTACATTACACCGTTTTGGTTTTTTTATATATAAATGAAAATGATAAAATGGTGTAATAAAATATTAGAAAAATTATTTTACTAGAAGTTTTTTATTTTTTTTTTACAAAAATTTTTTATCTATAAATAAAATATAAAATGTCTTATTGGAGAAATGAAGAACAAACACAAATAAATCAGTTCCAAACTTCTATAAGTTCCGTTAATGGTTTATCTTATAAACCCGGACAAAGAATTGATTTTGAAATACCTTCTAATGTAAAATACATTGATGGTAAAAATTGTTATATTAATTTTGATGTAAAAATATCATTACCAAGTGGAGCTAATCCAACTAAACTTGTTTTAGACCCAGTATTAGGTGGAAATTGTTTAATAAAAAATCTTAGGATTTATTCAAATAATGGCGAACGTGTATTATTAGAAGAAATAGTAGATTACAATACTAAACTAAGAATGGAATATGACTATAATTCTGATGATTCAATTCGTGGTCTTCGTGCCATCAAAGAAGGTGCCTTAACTTCAAACCCAGAAAATCGTTGTAATAAAGGTTGTACGGTTTCAAATTGTATAGATACTAATACTAACCCTTATTTTAAAAAAGTTGAAGGCAACCAAGCATCCACAGATGTATGGGATGATAACGCCTTTTTAACTGCTAAATGTTGTATCAATTTACATTCTGGAATTTTTACAAAATCAAATCAGATTTTCCCTTGTCTTCTAACTGGGGGTTTATATATAGAAATTGACACAGAAGAAGCAAAATACTGCATTCATCAATTAGACAATGCTATTAGAACACGTCGTGCTTATCATAACCCCGTATTTCATGGTATTACAGTTGGTGGTGGAAATTGGACGGCAAACGGAACAACTGGAACTAAAGAAGTATTTTTTACCACTGATAATAATGTAATTAGTGTTAAGAATCTTCCATTTTGTATTGGTGAACGTATAGCATTTTGTGATGCTACGGATGTTACCAAAAATGCTTGGTTGTCTAGTGCTTCTGGTGGTGCCGAAACTACCGCCATTAATCCGGTTATTGATAGTATTGAACTTGACAGCGGATTAGTAAAAGTTGGTTTCTCTGCTAGTGTTTATAATGGTTCAATTGCCGGACATTCGGGAAGTACTATTGTTAAAGATGAATTCGTAGCATATTCTGCCGCCATTGATACGGCAAATAGTATAGCAAGCACTACATTGACTGCTACAAGTTCGTATGATGCTTCTTACACTATTTCTAATATTGAATTTGTTTTACAGCAAGTTGAATTATCACCACAAGACGAAAACCGAATGTTAAGCAATATTAGACAAGGTGGAGTAATTGAATTTGATATTTTAAGTTGCACTAATTACAAACATTCACTATTAAAAGAAAATAGACAAGCAACAGTTAACCTTCCACTAAATAATAGCAAGGCAAAGACCTTGGGGGTGGTAGCCACAGACAGTACAGTTTATACATCGGCACAGACCATTGGAGCTATTGGAACATACGTACAAGAACAAGACGCAAACTATGCGGTATACGGACAAGATACAATTTTAAGAAGTAATAGCACTAAACTGACCGGATGTATAGACCATCTAAGCACGTTTCAAATGTTGATACAAGACAAATTAACGCCTTCAAGACCGGTGAATGTTTCACGAATTAATCTTGGACGTAGTATCTCAGCACAGCAACTAACGGAACTTGACAAATTTTTGAACCAGTCCCGAATTGTTCCCCGTTCATTCCAAGAATACAACAGAAATTTTGTAATTCCTAGAAGTTATGTTCTACAAGATGGAGTTATGGATTTAAGAAATATGACTAATCAATTACAGTTAGTATACAATGAAAGCACCGCACCATCGGTAAATAAGATGTTAATGTGCTTTGTTTACCACATTAGAACCCTTCGTATTTCTGGGGCTTCTATTAATGTTGTCTTGTAATTCTAATAAATCAAAAGCTAAGCATTGAATTTTTAATTTTCTTTTTGGTTTAGAAAAACATTTTAATAAAAAACATAATAATAAAAATAATAATACATAATAATACATTTTATGTATTCAATTAAATTTTTATATTTTTAATATTAAATTATTTTCTTTTAATAGTTTATAAATATGTCAAGCAAATTTCTAGAGATTAGACCCAATAATGTGCCATCTGCACGAAATGGTGGAATTAGTCATCGTAATGGTCTTCCAGTAATCAGTTTTACTATTGGCTCGCAAAATGCTTTACTTGATATGTCAAGCATTCGCCTTGTTGGTGATTTGAACTTCTGGATTAATTCGGAAGGAACCACAAGACCAACAAGTGGTAACGCATCTTCTCTTACGGCATCGCACAAACTGGGTGTATATGGTGCCATAGAACAATTAACGTGGAGAAACTCTAAGACAAAACAGATCACCGAATCAATACGTTCATATGGTCGTTTTATGTCTTCATTCCTTCCGGTTATGTCATCCCGTGAAGATGCGATAGGGCATTTATCAGAAAGTGCCTTAGTTCATAATTCTAGCGATAGTTTCAAAACAAATGTTATTCGTTCAGACCGTGCTAATTCCTTTTGTATTCCACTACCATGTGGAATGACACTAGGAGGTGAGCCACTAGAATTATTTGAAAATTCCTTCGGGGGTATTGAGTGTGAAATTTCCTTAGTTCCCGATAGTCAGTTTTTCTATTCTGATGATGCGGACACTTCACGTTCTTACATTCAAAATGCATTCTATGAATTCACCAACCTTAAAATTGTTTGCGAAGTTCATATGCCACCACCAGACCAGTTATCACAGATGATGGCAAGAACTGAAGGAACTTACACATTTAATAGCATTGTTTCGCTTTATTCTACTATTCAATCTTCCAATGCTATTATTTCATACAATCTTGGTTTATCTAATGTTATTAGTGCTTTTATTAATTTTGTTCCAAGTTCATTTATTAATAATTTAGCACAAGATGGTTATTTGACTTATTATCCATCTTTTAAAACAGCCGGAACTATTGGAAGTGTAGACCAAGTAATTTTCCTTAAGAATGGTGAGCGTCACCCATACCACTTTGACATAAATTCAAATACGAAAAACCAAAGTGGTGTAACAGTCGCAGACCCACAGATACAGAAAACCTTTTTAAGTTCTATTATGCCAGAAAGCGACCACGTAAGAAGTAATGTCAGCCCAGCAACTAGCAATAGAAATTTTGTTGTTTCTAGTGCTAATAATTCTTATGGAAATATGCCAAATATGGGAGCTTCTATTGGTGTTGGTGTCCTATATGATATGTTGGATTCTAGCGGTGAGAATTTCAAAAACGAACAATTCGGTGTCCAAATGATTACTACAGTTACAGATGCCAACCCTACAAGTGCTTATTTATTTGTAAAATCACGCCAGACTATGCTATTTAACGCACAAGGTATTCAGATAATCCAGTAAACTTTTTAGAAAAAAGAACTTACAGAAAAGAAATTTATTTTTATTCAATAAAATTTTTAAAAAAAAGGTTTTAATAAAAAATATATTATATAGTTATATAAAAATGGAAAATCAAGATATGCCATCGCAACAGACAATGGACGTTCAAGATGACGTACCAGATTTAATGGATATTGGACAGATTCCCGCAAATTATGCTATGCGTGTTGAAACTGATATACTAGAACCGGTTGTAAGTTCTGATAGTTTCGCACGTTTTACCCTTCAACGTAAAGGGTTCTTATCGTCAATGAGTAAGATTACTTTTTCATTAATTCCCGCAACTGGTAATGAATCCGCATATGTGCCATTAGGTGTAGGTATTTTTTCGTGCATTAAAAACGCCACTTTAAAAATAGGTCAGACCACTGTTTGTGAAACCCAAGGTGTAAATTTACTGGCTGCTTACCAGTCTTTATTTACTACCAATGAAAGCAATAAAGAACGCGAACAGTTCGTAAATGGTCGTTGTATCGCTCATGAAGCGAGATATGAAGACGGACAAGATACAAAATCTGCCGTTTTTGGTTTATCTAATGGTAGATGTTATGATGGCACTAATTTAGATGTTTTAACATATGCTAAATTAGATGGTGGACGTAAAGCAGAATCGCCGATTTACTCACTTTTCCTTTCTGATTTGTTCTCTTTCTTGAAGTCAAATCAGTTACCCGCCTATATGTTCGGAATAGACCAAGAAATACACGTAGAACTTACTTTTACTGAATCTACTACTAAACGTGTTTGTATTCAGAATGCGGATACTACCGGTTCTTCGTATTTACTTGATTTAACAGAACTTAAAATGATCTATGACACAATCTACTATGAAGGCGATGTGATGCAGAAATACGCCCAGCAGAATGCGGGAGGTATTAGTTTTTCGTATGTAGATTATCGTTTATCAACTTTTACTGGTACTGAGGCTTCATTTGCAGACCAAGTATTCCAAGTTGGAGGAAATGGTCGTGTTGTAAATAAAGTTATTATCGGTATTGTTAAGAGTACCCGTGTTAGTGAAGAATCAATCTTAAATGGTTACATATCAAATGCCCCCAGTGTTGGAGAAAAATTAACACTCAATCTAAGATACAATGATAGATTTGTATTTAGTATTGATAGGAACAACCCCGCTTTACTTTTCCACACTGTCAAAGAAACTGAAGGTATGGTGCCATTTGTTATGCGTGGTGAATATTCAAATGAAGGTCAAGCTATGATTACTGGCGCTACATTTGAGGGACACATTCAGAAAGACTTTTTACAAGGAGCATTTAACTGGACTTCTATTAGACTAAATCGCAGCGAAAGAGTTAATAATAAGGGTATTGAATTAACGTATAAAAACACATTAGCAGCGGGAGACTACACCTTGTATGTATGGACTGAACTACAGAAAACGGCACAGCTTGTAAACGGTCAGTTCTCAAGCACATTTGCTTAATTTAAAACAATTGTAAATTTTCCTTTTTTTGATTTAAAATTAATATCTTTTTTATTAGTGTAATTATTACAATTAATATAATTTATATGATCTAAATCTAAATAATTATAATATTTAATGGCTTTTCTAACAGAAGATAAATAACCATATTGATATATAGTTATACAATCGGTTTTAACTTCTTCAAAATTGTTATATTCAGAAAAATTAAACATGTAATGGTTTTTTGCTAAATGAATTATTTTTCGTGCAATACTTACAACTATTTTTTTTTCATCTGGTTTTAAATCTTTTTCATTATTTTTATTTCTTAAATGCAATAATAAATCACGTTTATTAGTATAACCATATTTATTTTTTATTAACATATTATTATTAAAAGTATTTTCAAAAAAGTTTGTTAAATATTCTTTTAGTTCATTTTTATTAAAATCTTCTTCAATAATAATTCCACAATCTGCCATAAATTTTAATATTTCTTTTTTAGAAAAAGTTTTATGAATAATTATCATATATTTTACATTCATATTTTTTTTTTATCATTACACCGTTTTTGTTTTTTTATATATAAATAAAATCATAAAATGGTGTAGTGGATTTTTTCTATTTTTTTGAATATAAGGAAAAAACCATATAAACATTTTTTTATTTATTCAATATACTAATAAGAATGGATTTTCTAAAATGTGAATTATGCAATATTAAAGAATTACCAAAAAAACCAAAAGATAGAACAGATAATACATTATATATGGTAAAAGGAGAACCAAGATTATGGAAAAATGGAAGATTACGTAATGAAGAAAATAAAGATAAAATAAGACAATATCAGAAAGAATATCGTGAAAAAAATAAAGATAAAATAAGACAATATAAGAAAGAATATCGTGAAAAAAATAAAGATAAAATAAGACAAAATAAAAAAGAAGATTATGAAGAAAATAAAGAATATTATTTAAATAAAACAAGAAAATATTATGAAGAAAATAAAGAATATATTTTAAAAAGAGAAAAAGAATATCGGAAAAAAAATAAAGATAAAATAAAACAAAAAATCAAAGAATATTATGAAGAAAATAAAGAATATATTTTAAAAAGAAGAAAAGAATATAATGAAAAAAATAAAGATAAAATAAAAGAATATAAGAAAAACTATAAATGTGAACATAATAAAACACCACAAAAATGTATAATTTGTAAACCTTATTCATATTTAACTGAATTACAAAGAAAAAGAGTTATTCATCTATTAAATAGTAAAAAAGATAAAAAAACAACAGAATATTTAGGTTGTGATAAAAAAACATTATATAATCATCTAGAAAAACAATTTAAAGATGGTATGACTTGGGAAAATAAAAGCGAATGGCACATAGACCATATAAAACCATGTGCTAGTTTTAATTTAGAATTAGAAGAAGAAAGAATAAAATGTTTTCATTATACTAATTTACAACCATTATGGGCGACTGATAATTTAAGTAAAGGTGATAAATACGATGAAAAAACACACCCATTAAAATGGAATGGTGAAAAATGGATAATTAAATAAATTCTTCTAATGATTTTATAAATTCACATTTAACATTATATAAATTATATATTTCATTTCTTCCCCTATCAGTTCTTCCGCCAAGTGCTAAAAATCCTTCTTTTTCATAATTATCATTCTTTAACTCCCAAAAGTAACAACCATCATTACATCGCCAAATAAAAACAATTCTTTTATTATGTTTTTTAATTAATTCTAATCCTTTGTAATATTTCTTTTCACTAAAAAAAAGCGTTGGATATTGATTATGTAAAATATTTCTTGTTTTTAATTCTATATAAAATTCATTATTATAAAAATCAAAATTATCATATTTATTAGTAAAATCTAATTTACCAAAAAATTTACTAAAATATGTAATCATTTCATTTTCGGATTTTTCACCTACTAATAAATCATTTTGTTTTATTTTATTCATTTATAATATAGAAAAACATTTTTTTTTTTAAAAATAAAACCAACAATAAATTTAATAAAAAAATAAAAAATATTTATATAATATATAAAATGGTAATTTTAGAAGTTGATAATGAATATGAAGTAATTAAAGAAGCAAGACCAAATTTAAAAGATTCATCAATAAATATTTATGTTAGAAACTTAAATAAATTAAAGAAAATATTTAATGAAAATGATTATAAATTTTTAGAAAACTACGAAGATGTAGAAAAGATATTAGAAAATTTATCATATTTAACAGTTAGAAACTATTACAATGCTATTATTGTTTTAATAACGGCATTAAATGGTTTTAATAATGAATTAGTAGACCATTACACCGTAATGCGTGATGAATTGAATGAAAAATATAATAAGGAAAATACAGAAACTAATAAAATATCATCAAAACAAGAACAAAATTTTATTACTTATAATGAAGTAGTTGATATGTTAAATAAAATGGCGGATGATTTAAGAATATTAAAGATTAAGCAAAAAAAGGATATTGGAGTAAAAGAAAGAACATTATTACAAATATTTGTCATTTTTAATATTTATCTACATATACCCCTTAGAAATGATGTTGTAGATTTAATAAAAATTCAAAAAAGAGAATTTAACAAATTAACAGACGATGACAAGAAAGAAAATAATTACATAATATTTGAAAATAATAATATGTTTTTTAGTATTGGAAAATATAAAACAGATAAAACATATTCAACAAAAATTATTGAAATACCAAAAGAATTACAAAAAGTAATAAGATTTTGGAAAAGAATAAGTATATTTAATGATAGTGAATATTTATTTTTATCAGCAACTGGAAAGAAATTAACACGTAATGAATTATCACAACTAATGATAAGATTTTCAAAATTATATTTAAATGATAAAGCACAATTAAGTACAACAATGATGGCTAAAATTACAATGTCACATCATTTAGGAGAATTAAAGAAAAAACAAGAAGAAATGTCAAAACAACGTGGAACATCAATAAATACAATAAATAATATTTATATTAAAGAACGATAATTCTACTACACCATTTTATATTTTTCATATATATAATAAAAACCAAAATGGTGTAATATATTTTTATCTTTAATTAATATTCAATATGTATATAAAAAAATATTAATATATATATATATATGGATAACAACATTATTTCATTAAAAGCTATATCATCTAATTTTAAAATAGATAATGAAAAATTGCCTATGATTGGTAATAAAACAAAAAGAAAATTAATATATAAGACAAATCCTAAATATTCATTTAGTCATCAACAAGCGGTTAATAATATATTTATTGTAAAAAATAGAATAGACTATGATAGAAATTTTAATATACAATGTGAAGAAGAAATGAAAGATTTTTATATTAAAAAAGCAATCAAATACTCAACATTATTTTTAATTATATATAATGAAAAGAAATATTTATATAATCAATCTTCATTATTAAAAATATTAGACAATGAAGAAAATAATGAGTTTGAAAAGGAATTTATTAAATATTTAAAAGAAAATAATTATAATGAAGAAATAGTTTTTTACATTGATGATAAAGAATATATAATAAAAAAAACTAATTTATTTGATATATCAATATTTCTTAACAAGTTTATATATTTTAATTGTAATAATAATATTAATATTAATTCTAATGATAATTCTAATATAACTATTTATGAATTATCACAATATAGAATGTCAACACAAGGAGGGCTACTTCATGACTTTTTAAATAAAAATCTTGGAGTTTCGAAATATGATTTATTAATAAATAAATTATTTAATAATCAATTAGAAAATATAAATATTAATTTAAAACATTATGGTATTGATTATTTAAATAATTATTTTATAGATGATAAAATGGAAAAAAAATTTTTTTCATTTAAATATTTTACAGATATGTTTAAAATTATTAATTAAATATATTCTGGTGTATCATAATCTACCATATCTTCATCTGAAGTTTCAATACTAATATAAGGGTCATTAGGTTCATCATCTTCTATATCAGAATCAGATGATAAATCATATAATTCTTTTAATCCATCATCAGCCATTTGAACCAATGCATAAAAATAGTCTTTTAAATTATCTGGTATAATTTCCATAATTCTTTTAGTTTCATCATCATGAAAATGTGAATATATCCAAAAATAATTAGAATTCATATATTTTTACTAAATATATTTTTTCTAGAATAAAAATATAAATGTCTTATAAAAAACAATTCAATAAAAAATATGGTTTTTCACCAACTGAAAGTCATTCATTAAATGAGATTGCAAAGATAAGCGGAATAAGAAAAAGTATATTACAAGAAGTATACAACAGAGGCACGGGAGCTTGGAAGACCAACATTTCATCGGTAAGATTAAAGAAAGACTTTTCTAAAAATCCTAATGTAAAGAAATACCCACGTTCAGCAAGATTAACCAAGGAACAATGGAGTTTCGCAAGAGTTTATAGTTTTGTGATGGGTGGAAAAACTCAATCAACTGCAGATAAGGATTTATGGGATAAACACCTAAAAAGTAAGAAGTAATATATATTATCAATATATATTGTGTAGTAATATATCTTTGGGTATTAATGAAAATGATATATAATAATGAAAGGGAGGAGGAATTTTATATATGAGTTGTTAGAAAAAAATAGAAAATCAAATAGTTTCTTTTTTTTATATACTACTACACATATTATACTAATATTTTTTTTTTATATACTTTTTTAAAAATAAAAAAAAATGATTACACCATTTTAGTATTTTATTATATATATGAAAAATCAAAATGGTGTAGTGTGTCGCCAAAAAATTTTAGAAAAAAAAAAATTTATTTCTCAAAAAAATTT